CTACGCCTAATGCACTATTTAATATATCTTTCAGTTCTTTATACCGACCGTTACCATTGTTTCGCTGTGTACCATCACATATTATCCATCCTTCTGGATCAGAAGTTCCCAAATAACTAACAATTGTTCCAACGGGCGTAACAACAGAAAACCCGCCATATTTAAATGAACTTGCTAGAGTCGTCATATTATATAAAATATGTATACTAATATTTTTATTATTTAACTAATGCTAATTGATTCGATATTTATTATAGAACCATTCCAGAGACACTAAATATTAATTCATACAGATAAATTTAAGACAATACGTTAGATGATTTTATGAAATAATAAATTTTAGAAACTCATTTTAAAAACTCATCGGAGGTTTGTTACCAGTTAAGGAGCGAATATCCGCATCCCTTTCTTCCTTCATTTTTTTTATTCTATCTTCCATAACTTGATTGGAAGCATCCTCCCCCATTTTTTGTGAACCTCGAATAGTTGTATTTGTTTCTTCGACGGGTTCATGTTGAGATAAATTTCCGCTAAAGGCAGTGTTCAAATCAACATAATTATGCATTTGCCTTAAACCCCCATTCCCTTTGGCTTCTAATTCTTCAGGCGCTTGATCTAAAAAACTATATTGATCGGAAACAATATTACTAAATCCTCCGCCGCCCCCCAACGAGAAAGCCATCGGTTCCATATTATTTCGCGTTGCTTGTCTAACTTCCACCTCTTGTCTGGGTTTTAAATGTTCTAAAATCCTGTCGCCATATAATACTTCATAACCTTTTGTTAATAATAATAAAGCCGGGACACGAGTCACATTATCTGGTAAAATAATTTTTTGCCCATTTTCTAAAATAATATATGTTTTGTTGTTCGAATCCTTAACTCTTTTATCAATGCATATAAAATGAATATCTTTTTGGATAGTTGATTTTGATAATATCTGTAAATATTTCTTAGATACTTCGCAATATTTACTATAATATAAAATGCTACTCATATTAATCTATACTTAGTTAATTACAATTAATATTTAACTCATTTATAAAAAAAAATGATTTAATTTAATAATTTAAATTTAAAGTTAAAATATAAAGTTATAATAGATAAAATGAATCCACAAATTGAACTGTACGAGACTGATGACCAATCATTTGGTTTTACACTTAGCGGTGTTAACGTAAGTTTAGCGAATGCCCTTAGAAGAATAATTCTCTCTGAAATTCCTCTAGTGATATTTAGAACTAGTCCACACGAACAGAATAAGTGTAATATTACTGCGAATACGTGTCGCCTCAATAATGAAATTATAAAACAGCGTTTGAGTTGTATTCCAATTCATATCAAAGATACGGAAGATTTCCCCCTAAAAAATTATGCTCTTGAGTTAAACGTAGAAAATACAACAGATACTGTTATGATTGTAACAAGTGAACATTTTGAGATTAAAGATTTGGTTACAGGTAAAATGTTACCTAAAGATAAAATTAGAGAAATTTTCCCTGCCGACGAAACAACTGGATATTTTATTGATTTTCTGAGATTAAGACCACGAATTTCTGATGAAATTCCAGGAGAAAAAATTCAATTAACTTGTGAGTTTGATATAGGAAGCGCATTAGAAGACGGAATGTTTAATGCTGTTTCTACATGCGCTTACGGTTATAGTCCTGACACTGCCGCTCAAGATGCTGAACTAGTGAGAAAAATTCAGACATGGAAAGATGAAGGGAAAAATGAAAAGGAAATAGAGTTTGAAAGTAAAAATTGGAAACTGCTTGATGCTAAACGCATATATAAAAAGGATAGTTTTGATTTTATGATTCAATCTGTTGGCGTTTATACAAATAATGAAATTGTTGATTTTGGATGTAGAATTTTATTACAGAAATTTAAGGAACTTGAAGCAATTATTGAGAAAGATGAGTTGGAAATTAAAAATGCGGATAATACTATGGCGAATTGTTTTGACGTAATTCTTGATAACGAAGATTATACGATTGGAAAAGTAATGGAATATTTCTTATACAGTAAATTTTACGAGACAAATATATTAACATTTTGCGGTTTTAAAAAGTTACATCCTCATGATAATTACAGTATTATTCGAGTGTCTTATAAAGAAGCGGTTGAAAAATCAACTATTAAAGGTCACTTAAAAGAATGTATAAATGATGCAATGCAAGTTTATACAAAAATGAGAAAGGAGTTTACAAAGTTTGTTCGCAGTTAAAAATATAAAAAACAAAACAATAAAAAATAAAACAATAAAAAAACAAAACAATAAAAATTTAAAAAAAACAAAAATATAAAAATAATAAATTCTGCTATAAAAATTTATTATTTTTTTTATGTAAAACTAGAAATACTCTATACGTTATCGTTATTTACTTCTTCCGCATCCGCAGCAATAACTGCTACATTTCTTTTTCTCATCTGAAAATTCAAACAATACATTAATAATGAAGGATGTATATCATTTACGTATTTTTGAACAACGGCATTATTAACATATTTATTTTGTTCCTTCAGTTCATTTAAATATAGTTTATGAATAGTAAACATGTGTGTCCTATATTGGTCAGAAAATAAAATAAGCGGTTGTTCTTTCTTAATGTAACAAGATATATAATTTTTAAATAACGTTTCAGTAAATAAATGGACCTGATCCCTATATGTAGAAAAACTCTTTTTATTTTCAGGGTAAAATTTCAAAAATTCGCTAACCTTCCCTTCCTTTCTTAAACATAAATATTGGTATTGAAGTTTTGGTTGATTGCCACGTAAATTTTTAACCTGCTCATAAACAGGGTTTCGAATTTTAGCGCGCTCTCCAGTTACAGTGTTATGAAGAACAACACCGACCACATCATACGAAGTATTCATAGACCCGTATTTTTCAATTAAGTCCGCATATTTTTCAAAAGTATACGTTTCAGGGAATCGAACAGACGTATTTAAAGCCATAAACACATCACGGAAATCCTGTGCATTATGAACATTCGCATAAATTTGGTCTTCTTCATTAAAAATGGAATAAACCGCTACAAGGTATAACTGTGGGTTCTTAAATGGCACAACAATTCTGTTTGCTGGATGCTGAAGAACAAAACTGTAACAGTATTCTTTTTCCAAATTATCCAATAGCAAATTACTTTCTTGCAATGCCTCTAAAAACATATCTCTAAACGACTTTGATTTCGGTCCCTTGTAAAAAGACGATGTAGCGCCAACCGTATTGCGTGTCGAAATTTCCCATCCACCATTTAGTCCAATTGAATCATCCCAAAAAACATTTACCATTGTTCCTTCAATAAACTCTTCTGCCACAATTCCCTGAGAGCCTTCACTATATCTCTTAATAAAATCGTCACATGGAATAGATTTAGGAGGCGCAATACCAACAACCTTGTTATTATTATTAATAATTACCGAACGGCATAAACCGTAAATGGGAACAAGGTCGACCGTTAGAAATTCCTTATCATATCTAACAATCCTATAAATAGTGTTATTGGATGTTCTACACTCAACTTTATGTAATTTTAGTACATTAGAAAGAGGACCATTATCATTTTGAACAAGAGCATTAAAACCCGGAATGTTTGAAAAGTTATATACTGCTGTTGTCATTTTATCGTTATTAATATTAATAATTAATAAAATGTCTTTAAACTATATTTTATATTGATTTTTACTTAAGCATAAAAATTTCTATTATAAATATAGAAACAAAATGTCATTAAAAATAGTACAAGATTTAAAAGAAGATTTAAAACCAAATTCAAACGATACAATATTAGAACTACAATTAGGAGATGTTATACATATAACAAATCCATTAAACGACGTTCTCAATAACCAAACGTTTATAATCGATTATATAGATAAATCTAAAACATATTTAATCAATGTGGAGACATTAGAGAGGATACGTATTCCAATTAACTCGGATGGATTAATAGGCGACGGTAATATAAGTAAAATTTCTATACTACATAGAAGCGATAGTCCTAGTTACGCTATGCAACATGATTTAATTCCAGACAAATGGGTTGACATTCATTTTGGCGGTGATTATCCGGTGATTATTACAGGTGAAATTACTAATTTAGAAAATGATATGATTGAGATTAAAACAATTGATGGTGATAACATATATATAAATTTCGATTATAAAGGGTTGCCGGAAGATTTGCCGATTGAATTAATAGAAATCAGGGAGAAACCATCAAAACCTTTAAGCGAAGATAAACAACGAGAAGAGGAAGATCTAGAATATCAAGATTACCAAGAACAACAACAACAACAACAACAACGAGAACAAGGAGAACAAGGACAACCAGATAATTTAGAAGAAATTCCAGAACTAAGGTCAGAAAAAATATATATCGACCCCAAAAAATTTCAAATGAACATTCCTGTGAAAGAAATTAAAAACCAAATAAGGGAATTTATTATTAAGGCAGATAGAGTGAAATTTGGTAATGAAGAATTTGGACCAATTGTTCAATATGTCGATGTGTCATCAAAAAGCCAAAGATACAGCATTGAAACACAAACAAGTGATTTACTAGACGAACTCCTCTCTACAATTCCAAACGCACAGAGAAACCCAAGAGTATTAAATAATATTCATATAATGATTGAAAGATTTAAACAATTAAGAGAAACCTTTTCGTATTTTGACCAATATGGTAATGTAGAAGGGATGCTACGTAAAGAAGCAACATACAAACCATTAATAGAGTATTTTAACAATTTTAAAACGAATCTGTACTGGATTTTACCTGTTGTAAAAAATATACAAAAAGTTTACATTGAAGATTTGGAAACCTTTGAAGATATGGATGAAATAAAAGTTATAATAGATAATTATAAATCAGATAATTTGCCTGCAGAACAAAATAAATACGCCACAGTATATTCTGATTTGAATCCTTATTTTACGCCATATAATTTGCTCGATGAAGAAAATATGAGTTCTATCATTGCTGAAAAATTAGTCAATACAAATATTAATACTATTGTTGATAATCTGGAAGATATGTATTCAAATATTTTCACTAACAATAACGTAAAAAATAGACGATTTTTTATTCAGAAATATAACACATCCCTCACAAAATTAAATACAGTTGACTCTACTGGAGCAAAGTTCGTTACCGTAAGAACAAACATAACACCAAACGACGATATGCAAATCACATCGTTCTTAACTCTTCCAGAGCCGGTTATAAGATTTTCAAAAATAAATCTTCCAGGAACTAGTATTTTGGATAAGGCAAACCTAAATTTAAATTTTTTAAACTATTGGGAATTACTTAAAAAGAAAACAAAGGTCAATACCGTTTTTATTGATACACTTGAAACAGAGTTTGAATTTGATGAATACAACTTTGCGAATAATATTAAAAATTTCGTTTTAAATCTAAATGACGAAGAGAGAAATGGTCAAACCAAAATAGAGATTTATGAAAAATTTATCAACACTATTATTCCAAAAATAAAAATTATATTCGGACTCATGAAAAAATACATTACTGGAAAATTATCGATTGTAGATGTGGTTTCCTATCTTGAACCATATTTAATATACTCAGATGACCTAACATTTATGCAGTATAGAGAAATAGTTAGCTTTATAGATGAAAAAATTTCAGAATACAATAAAAAATTTATCGAACGTTCACGTGTTTTTAAAACTATATCAAATCTTAAAATGAAAGAACAGTTGATTCCTTCAAAAGCCTTTTCTATAATTGAAATTCTTGATAAAAAGATGCGCACTGAAGTGTTTGTTGAAGGGTACGATATGTATAATCCAGAAACAACTTTCACAAATTCAGAAATTTTGAGAAAAATAACGATAAGAGACTGTTCAAAACTATATACAACAGCCCTCTCTGTTCAGAATTTTCCTTTAATGTTTCCATCTGAATTTTCTAATTTATTTTCCGAAGAAAAAAAAACACTTGATGGAAAATTGAAAAAAGAAGAAACTGGCGATAAATGTAAAAATATTGTTATTGCGAAATATTATACCTCTCCTGAACAATTAACAAACGATAACGATACACTTGTTTATTTCGATAAAAAATACGATAAAACAAATTATGGACTACTAGAAGATAAGGACGGTTATGAAAAAGAGGTTCTTACGATGTCTCCGGAGGATTTAAAAAACCACATTTCCAAAGATTTAATGAATAAGAAAAGAATGACTGAAAATGAAGCAGAATATTTAGCGAGCACATTAGTAGACGGTCATAAAAAAGTAATAGATGGGCAATATGCTATATTGTATAAAGGTTACAATGAAAATTCATCTGAGGAAATAGATTTTTATATTCGTAGAGAAAATAAATGGACACTTGATAAAGAGGTTAGTAAAAAAGATATTAACACCGATGAGTCAAATATATTATGTAATATTCAACCTCAATGTATAAGTGTTCCAAATAAGTTCGAAGATAAATGTGAAAGTATGGAAGTGGATGAATTGGGATTACAGACCCAACTGCTAAAAGACGTTGTTAGTGAGTTTGATACAAAATACAAAATATCTAGAGAACAATTGAGGGAAAGCATTACAGAACGATTTACCTATTTACAATCAAAAATTGCTATATTGACTAAAATAGAGACAAATCAAATGTTAAAATACAATAACCAAAAATATAAATTAGGTGCGAATATAGAAGATGAAATGACATCCAAACCTCTTTCACCATACCAGCAATTAGTATATTTAATTATGGGACAAAAGGATTTTGTGAAAAAGCAAACAGACATAATCCGATTTACCAATACTTATACTAGGCAAGCACTTGAAGGGTTTGGTCCTTTAAATGAAAAAGAAGATAAACAATGGTTATATTGTGTTAAGACAGGTGTAAGGTTATTGCCTGTATTTGTCTTTAATTTGGCCGATAAGTTTATTACCGAAGGCCAGTATGAATACAT